TTGGGAACATAGTAAGGTTTGCGGCGGGCCTTGTGCAGAGGGCCTCCCAAGCAGTACTGGACTTGGTGGAGGACACCCCCGTTTTGCAGGCGCACGCCGGTAGCCCGGTGGCGCAGCAGGACGTAGGCACCGGTCCTGCTGTGGATGCTCCCCCCGTAGTTGGGGGAGGTCCTGGTGGGGTCGGTAGAAAGGCTTCAGTGGTCAAGAAGATCAAGGCGGCGATGGCGCGCCTCAGGCACCTCCAAGGTGTCTGGGACGCGGCCTTCGTCGCCATGGTCGGCCGACCACTGAAGTCCGGTGACGTTCCTAAGGCTGCTCGAGCTTGGCACTCGAGTGTCCGAACCTGGCTCACCAACTATGCCGCCCACAGCGGGATAGAGGCCGCGATAGCCGAACTGAAGAAATTCAGCTCCGACTGTCGTGCTTCGTGGATAACTCACGCTACCCCGAAGCATTTCCTCTTTTCCCGCTGTCCCCTGCCCTACCGTACCAGTCAGACCTGCTGGGCGCAACTGTCCTATATGGGACGGGCGCTCCCAGTAGGATCTGACCGGCACGAACGCGAATCGCTAGCCAGACACAAGACTGACTTGACGAGCACGTTCGTGACCGACCCCCTTCTCCTTGCGGACCTGGAGAGGTGGTCGGACGGCTGGGCTAGGAAGTACCTCCCCCGTGCCCCGAGCCTCTCGCACACGTGCGGTCTCATTTCTGGGACCTCAGCCACGTATGCGAAGAGTCGGAGAGAGGGAGGACTGACGGCAGATGTTGGTGAGCTCCTCGACTCCTCCCCCCCGCTGGAACTCGAATGCCCAGACGACATCCCACGCTCAGCGTGGGACTCGCTGGTCTCCGAGCTCCGGCTGGTGGGAGGGGCCCTTCTAGGTGTTCCGGCCGCCCGCCCCCCAAAGGGTCGGGTGGCCGCCATCAGGGAGAGGGGCCACAAGATCCGCGTGGTCACCGCTATGGAGCGGGAACCGTTGGTCTTGGGCCACCTCGCCCGGAAGAGACTCAGTATTGGCCTACGAAAGTGGCCGATGCTGAGGACTGTTCTAGAAGGGAAGCCGAGGGAGGTTGTGCTGGAACTACTTGGGACGACCGGCCAGGTCATCTCGTCGGACTTGCGGGCAGCATCGGACCTCATTCCCCTCGACGTCGCTTGTGCGATCGTCAAGGGGCTGAGGTCGTCTGGCCGCCTGCTTCCGTGCGAGCTCGAGGGCCTCCGTCTTTGCACGGAAGCCCAAGAGTTGACCTGGCCGGACGGGGAGGTCAGGGTGACCAGTCGCGGGATCCTTATGGGACTCCC